CAGCGTCCACCTTCACAATCAGATATTACGTTATCGATATTAAATAGTGCAAACAACGCTGTAGCACAAATAACATATAGAGATAGTATACCAGTAGCATTAACTGATATACANTTTCAAGCAACAAGCGGNGCTGAATCGTTCTTAACATTTGGTGCATCTTTTAGATTTACATATTTTGATATTAAAATATTTAATTCAACAACAGGTGCAATTACAGATTCATTTGATGTAACTGGTAGCGTAACTGGTTAATATATATTATTGGAGACATAATGATTGATTTGAAAAAAGTCCACGAAATGTGGCAAACAGACTGNATTATTAATAATAATCAACTCGACGATACTTCTCGTCAAACCCCAATATTACATGCAAAATATATACAAATGTGGTCAACAGCTAAATTAGAATTAAGACGGGCTGAATACGATCAAAAGCGTTTATTAAAAGATAAATGGTTATATTATAATGGAAAGATGGATCAAGAAACTTTAAAAGAAAAAGGCTGGGATCCCGATCCNTTTGATGGNCTTAAANGTANTAAAAGGNGAAATGGAATATTATTATGANAGTGATCCNGAAATACAAAAATCAGAAGAAAAAATACAATATTGGAAAACAGTAATAGAAACATTAACAGAAATTATTGACAACTTAAAATGGCGTCATCAAACGATATCAAATATAATTAAATGGAAACAATTCGAGTCAGGAAATTAAATCATTCAATCTTAAAGGTTGACTGCGATAGAGGCGTAGGAGCAGAACTTAGAGAATTCTTTTCTTTCTATGTGCCTGGTTATAAGTTTATGCCGGCATATCGCAATAGGTTGTGGGACGGTAAAATAAGATTATATAATCAAATTACTGGTGAAATATCTGCAGGACTATTTCCACAAATACTTTCTTTTGCTGAGAGCAGAGAATACGAAATTGATATAGAAGAATCAGAATACGGTAGTCCTAATGAAGGTAATAAAATTAATCCNGATTTTATGATGAAATTTATTGATGCGTTAAATTTACCTTTTAAAATAAGAGATTATCAATTTGATGCAGTATGCACAGGAATACAAAGAAAGAATGCTATTCTTTTATCACCAACAGGTTCTGGCAAATCATTAATAATATATGTTCTTATGAGATACTTACTATCATCTTTCGAAAAAGATGTTCTTATAATAGTACCAACTACTTCTTTAGTTGAACAAATGTATAATGATTTTAAAACTTATGGTTATGATGTAGAAAAAAATTGTCACAGAATATATTCAGGTAAAGATAAAAATACAACTAAAAGAGTTATTATCAGCACATGGCAATCTATATATAGATTTCAGCATGATTGGTTTCATCGGTTTGGTAACGTATTTGGCGATGAGTGTCATGGATTTAAGTCAAAATCATTAACAACGATAATGAATAAATGTACTGAAGCTGAATACAGATTTGGCACAACTGGAACGTTAGATGGCGCACTTACACACGAGTTAGTATTACAAGGATTGTTTGGAAAAGTTTATAGAGTTACAAGCACAAGAGCTTTACAAGATAATGACACTCTTGCAAAATTAGCAATTAAAAGAATCATATTAAATTATAGTGAACAAGTTAAAAAAGATTTTGGTAAAAAAACATATCAAGAAGAATTAGAATTTATAGTTACAAACAGTAAGCGTAATTCATTTATAAAAAACTTAACACTTGATCTTAAAGGTAATACATTGCTTTTATATAACTACGTAGAAAAGCACGGCAAACCTCTTTACAAGTTAATAAAAGATGGAGTAGATGAAACACGCAAAGTTTTTTTTGTATCTGGTGAAACTGCTGCTACGGATAGAGAAGCTATAAGAGCTATAGTAGAAAAACAGAAAGATTCGATTACGGTGGCATCGCTAGGTACATTTAGTACGGGTATAAATATTAGGAACCTACATAATATTGTCTTTGCATCTCCGTCTAAATCTCAGATAAGAGTATTGCAAAGCATAGGAAGAGGTTTAAGAAAAACAGATGATGGCAAAAGTACAGCACTTTATGATATCATTGATGATATAACTTGGAAGTCTAAAAAGAATTTTGGCATATTACATGCTGATGAAAGACTTAGAATATACGGAAGAGAAAAATTTAATCATAAAACTTATAGAGTAGATCTATGACTATAAAACAATTTAAACTTACTAATAATGATGAAATAATATGTGAAGTTGTTGAATGGGATACTGGTGATGAATCCGGCGACGTTCTTATAAAAAAAGCTTTAAAGGTTGTTTCAGTTGAAGACTATCAAAGAGGTTGGAGATTCTTTGCTTTTAGACCTTGGATGTCATTTCAAGATGATCCGGAATCTATGCAAACTTTAAATTCTTCTCATATAATTGTAACTACGAATCCATCTAAAAATATATTAAAACATTATAAAAGATGTTTAAATAGTATAACTAAAGAATCTAAAAACAGTGGTATGGGAAAAAAAATATATGCTAATTTAGATGAAATACAAAATGAATTAAGAGATTTGACAGACGATGAGATGGATGACTTTTTAATTAGAAAATATGGTGCAGTTGAAGAAGATTATGTTTCAGATTCTGATGATAGTAATAAAATAATTAAATTTAAACCTAGAAATACTTTCCATTAATAGGGTATACCCCTCTCTCCCCAATACACTCTTTTATTATATCATGCTTTTTCACAATTGTACACAGTTATTTTTAACACTAAGAGAAATATTTAAATATGTACTTTTAGTAAAAACTAGTGTATAATAATACTATAAAATAAAGGTTTGAACAATGACTCGTAAAAAAAGTATACATTATGTCAATAATTCTGATTTCTCCACTGCTGTAGTTGAATATGTTAAGAAAGCAAATGAAGCCAGAGAAAATGACAAAAAGATTCCTACAGTACCAGATTATATAGCTCAATGTTTTCTTAGAATAGCAGAAGGTTTATCACACAAAGCAAACTTTATAAGATATACGTATAGAGAAGAAATGGTAATGGATGCAGTTGAAAATTGTTTAAAAGCAATTGGAAACTATAACTTAGAAGCAGCAACAAGAACTGGTAAACCAAATGCTTTTGCATACTTTACACAAATTACTTGGTACGCTTTTTTGAGAAGAATAACAAAAGAAAAAAAACAACAAGAAATAAAAATGAAGTATTTAACTAAATCTGGTATCGATAGCTTTATTGATGTAGGAACAGAAGGTGTGGCCACTGATACAGCTACACATTTTGTAGATACATTAAGAGATAGAATCCAAAGAGTACGAACTACAGATCAAGAAATTAAAGAAATAGTTAAAAAAGAAAAAAAGAAACGCAAAATTAAAATAGCGGATTCAGATTTAAGTGAGTTTATGTAATGAAAATAGCTATATTGACTGATACACATTGCGGTATTAGAAATTCATCTGAAGTTTTTTTAGATAATGCTGAAGATTTTTATACAAATATATTTTTTCCAGAGTGTGAAAAGCATGGTATAAAACAAATAGTACATTTAGGTGATTATTATGATCATCGTAAGTTTGTAAATTTTAAAGCTCTTAATCAGAATAGAAGAGTGTTTCTAGATCAATTAAGAAAACATAATATGACAATGGATATTATACCAGGGAATCACGATACTTATTATAAAAATACAAATGAACTTAATGCGTTAAAAGAATGTCTAGGACATTATATGAATGAAATCCATATTGTTATGGAGCCAACTGTTATGCAATACGGATCATTAAGTATGGGTCTTCTTCCGTGGATATGTGCAGATAACTATGAACAATCTATGAACTTTATAAGAGACTGCAAAGCTGATTGGTTAGGTGCACACCTTGAATTGGCTAACTTTGAAATTGGTAGAGGCATAATGGCTCATAGCGGTATGGATCCTACATTGTTTAAAAAATTCGAACAAGTATTATCAGGACATTATCATACAGCATCTAAAAAAGACAATATATGGTACCTTGGTAACCCTATGGAATTTTATTGGTCAGATGCGCATGATCCAAAATATTTTCATATACTTGATACTGAAACAAGACAAATAGAAAAAATAAGAAATAATTACACTTTATTTGAAAAAATTGTGTACAATGACAAAGAAATAGATTATAATAACTATAGTAAAAACTTATCTAAAAAGTTTGTTAAAGTTGTAGTTGCAGAAAAATCTGATCCATTTACATTTGACAGGTTTATTGATAACATTCAAAATCAAGATATTTATGAATTAAAGATTGCAGAAAACTTTAATGAGTTTATGGGCGAGAATGTTGAAGACGAAGATATGAGCTTTGAAGATACAGTTGAAATAGTTGATACTTATATTGAAGCAGTAGATACTGATTTGGATAAAGACAAAATTAAAGTTCAAATGAGAGAATTAATGACTGAAGCACAGGCACTTGAAATAGCATGATAATTTTTAAATCTATTAAGTATAAAAACTTTTTATCTTCTGGTAATTACTTTACTGAAATACCACTAGATAAACATAAATCAACTCTTATAGTTGGTCATAATGGCGCAGGTAAATCAACAATACTTGATGCCATATCATTTGCATTGTTTGGCAAACCGCATCGTAAGATAAGTAAGAGCCAACTTGTAAATTCTATAAATCAAAAACAAGCANTTGTTGAAGTTGAGTTTACTATAGGCAAAGCTCAATTTAAAATTGTAAGAGGCATAAAGCCTAATATTTTTGAAATATGGAAAGATGGAAGCATGATTAATCAATCATCGCATTCTTTAGAATACCAGAAGATCCTTGAACAAAATATTTTAAAACTTAATCATAAAAGTTTTCATCAAGTGGTAGTATTAGGTTCGTCATCTTTTATCCCTTTTATGCAGCTTAATGCTGGCCACCGTAGAAATGTTATCGAGGATCTTCTGGATATTAATATATTTTCAAAAATGAATATNATATTAAGAGAAAGAAATTCTATACTTAAAGAAAATATTAATAAAATAAACAATGATACTAATATTGTTAAAAGTAAAATAGAACAACAAACAAAATATATACGTGATATTGCAGCAGTTACTCAAGAAAACAGAAGTAAATATGAAAAGCAAATTAAAAAAGCTCAAGAAAAAATAAACATCTTACAAAATGAAAATAGTGAACTAAGTAAAGAACTTGAGTCAAACACTGCTAGCGATGAATTAAAGAAACTACAAACAGAAAAAAATAAAATTATAAGTGATGTTGCTACTATAAAGCAGGAAATGAAAACCATAGCAAAACGTGGTATGTTCTTAGAGAAAAATGATGAATGTCCTACGTGTGAACAACCTATTCAAAATAAAGACAAACTTATAACTGAAACAAAGAATGAAGCTTATCAAGTTCAAACTTCTTTAAGTGGAGTAGAAAATAGTGGGGCATTAATTGATGCTAAGATTTCTTCATTGGAAGACGTAATTGCTAGCATAAGAAAAAAGACTGATACTATCAATGTAAACAATAGAGAAATTGTATCTTTAAATCAAAGCAATCAAGATTTACAAAAATATTTAGAAAGCGAAGTTGCAGCTGATTTAACTGGTGCTAAAAAAGATTTAGAAAAAATGAATAGCGATAAAGAAAGTTTATTCGAAGAAAAATTAAGACTTAATGAGCAGTTTGGATATAATGGTGTTATAGCCGAGATGCTAAGAGATACTGGTATTAAAACAAAAATAATAAAACAATATTTACCAGTAATTAATAAACTTGTTAATCAATATCTACAAACACTAGATTTCTTTGTTCATTTTAATTTAGATGAAAACTTTAATGAAACTATAAGATCTAGACATAGAGATGCTTTTACGTATGATTCATTTAGCGAAGGTGAAAAACAAAGAATTGATTTATCTTTACTATTTACGTGGAGACAAATAGCAAAGATGAAAAACTCAGTAGCTACTAACCTACTGGTACTCGACGAAACATTCGATTCTTCTCTTGACCATGATGGAATCGAAAATCTACTTAAGATATTATATACTCTCGATGAAGGTAGTAATACTTTTATTATATCTCATAAGGGTGATATACTTGATGGAAAATTTGAGTCGAAAATTGAATTTGTAAAAGATAGAAATTTTTCTAAGATTAAAAATTAAATGTTTACTTTTACTAAAAAATGGTGTATAATATATTATAAAATTAAAAAGGACTCTTTACATAATGCAAGAAATGTATCAATTAAATCCGCGTGAAACATATCTTCAACCATTTTTAAAGTTACAAGAATGGGGACTTACTCAACAAATGATTGACACTATTAAAAATTCAATGAAAGTTAGTCCTGCAGGATTTTATGGAAGTGATAATAAAGATAGTAACTTAATTCGCAGCACAGATGTTGATTGGATTGATTTTTATATGCATCAAGAATTTTATTCAGCGCTTAACAATGTTATTCATCGTGCAAATAATGAATTATTTAAATATGCAATTACACACTTAGAACCTTGTCAATATGGTGTTTATGCTGCTGACAAAAGTGGACATTATGACACGCACACAGACGGTGATTTTAAAGGACAATTTGGATATGTTAGAAAAATATCATTTAGCATTCTTATTAGTGATCCAAAAGATTTTGAAGGTGGTGAACTGCTATTATTACCACACTTTGAAGGAATAAAAACAAATTTACAAAAAAATGAAATTTGTTTTTTTCCAAGCTGGTTACCACATAAAGTAACTCCTGTTACTAAAGGTAGCCGTACAAGTATTGTAGGCTGGATACAAGGTCCAGATTTTGTATAAAATTAAAAAGGAAGGTTTATTATGGAATTAAGTGAAAACACTCTACAAATCTTAAGAAACTTTTCAGGCATTAATCAAAATTTATTGATTAAATCTGGATCGAATATTAAGACTATTAGCGAAGCACGAAATGTGGTAGCAACTGCCGATGTTACCGAAAACTTCGAAAAAGATTTCGGCATTTACGATTTAAGTGAATTCATTGGAGTAATGGGATTAGTCGATACTCCAACACTAAAATTTGAAGATGACTTTGTTACTGTTTCTGATTCATCAGGTAGATCTAAAGTAAAATATTTCTATGCTGCAGAAGAAACACTAACGTCACCTGCAAAAGATGTGACCATGCCAGATGGCGATGTTAAGTTTACATTAGATAATGAAACTCTTAACAAGTTAAAAAAAGCTGCATCAACACTTGGTCATAGCGAAGTATCAATAAAAGCAAATAATGGTGTACTAAGTCTTTCTATTGTTGAAAGTCAAAATGTAACATCAAATGCTTTTTCAATTGATATTGATGGTGATTTTAAACAGGACGCTGTATTTAATTTCATCATAAGTATTTCTAATCTTAAGATTCTTCCAGGAGATTATGATGTAGAAATATCTTCTAAGTTAATAACGCAATTCAAACACAAAGAATTACCTTTAAAGTATTGGATTGCACTCGAAAAAACCTCAACATACGGAGCATAATGACATGTCAGATAATTTAACTCAACTTAAAGATCTTGCTAATAAAGCAAGTAGAAGTACAGTAGCTGTAATAGACGCTGTAACTCAAAGAGGTGGATTTAAAGGTGAAGAACTTTCCACCATTGGTAGTCTTAGAGATCAATGCATTCAAATTATTCAAATTAGTGAAGCACTTCAACAAGAAGATGCCATGAATGATAAGAGTGCGCAACCTGAAGTTAAAGGTAGCAAATGAGTGTAGACTTTCTATGGGTTGAAAAATATAGACCTAAGTCTATATCAGATGTAGTCTTACCTCAAACTTTAAAACAAACCTTCCAAAAAATAGTTGACAGTAAAGAACTCCCTAATATGCTTTTTACTGGCACAGCTGGTTTAGGTAAGACTACAGTCGCACGAGCTCTATGCAATGAGCTCGGTTGCGATTATATTCTTATTAATGGTTCTGAGGAAGGTAACATTGATACGTTAAGAACCAAGATAAAACAATTTGCATCATCAGTTTCACTTCAAGGTGGCTACAAAGTTGTGATACTCGATGAAGCTGACTATTTAAATCCACAATCAACACAACCAGCATTGCGTGGATTTATTGAAGAGTTTTCTAGAAACTGTAGATTTATTCTTACATGTAATTTTAAGAATAGAATAATCGAACCACTACATTCAAGATGTGGTGTTTATGAATTCAATACATCTAAAAAATCTATGATTGAATTATGTGAATCATTCATGGATAGATGTAAGACAATATTAGATAATGAACAAGTTAAATATGATGCTAAACCAGTTGCAGAACTAATAATGAAGTTTGCACCCGATTGGCGTAGAGTATTAAATGAATTACAAAGATACGCTGTCAATGGAAAAATTGATTCAGGAATTGTTTCAAATTTACAAGATAAAAACTTTGATGATTTATTCTCTCATTTAAAAAATAAAAATTTTAAAAGTATGCGTTCTTGGGTAGTAAACAAT